CTCCTGAATGGCAAGTAACCATCAATGGCGGTGGGGATTACACCAATCTAACTTTAAGTAATCTCACAATTACCTCTGGTCGCCAAGATATTTATTCTCAGGCTTATGCTGGGTATTGCTCAGTTGAAATCATCAATCTGGATTTATCGCCTATTGTCATCGACATCAATGACCAGATCATCATCAAGGTCAAAGACTCGTCAGGAACCTTTATTAATCTATTTGGTGGCTACGTTACAGACATCGATGTAGAAGTCACTCAAGCCTCCTCTACGGCTCTTTCAGAGCGTATCAAGGTAGTTGCCTTGGGTGCTTTATCCAAACTGCCTAAAACCCTCACAACGGGCGTTTTAAGCAAGGATTTTGATGGAGATCAGATATACGCAATTTTAAGCGAGGCCTTGTTCAATACTTGGAATGAAGTACCGGCTGCTACTGCTTGGAATACCTATGATTCGACGACTACTTGGGCTAATGCTGAAAACTCTGGACTTGGTGAAATTGATCAACCAGGCGATTATGAATTAACCGCTCGATCATCTGACATAACCGATATGTATAGCCTTGTTGCCTCTTTGGCTACTTCCGGACTTGGAACTCTATATGAAGACGCAGAGGGACGAATTGGGTATGCCGATAGTACTCACAGAAGCGAATATCTTGCTACAAACGGTTATGTTGATTTGACTGGTAATCATGCTTTGGCTCGTGGCATTCGTACTCAAAAGCGTTCAGGCGATGTTCGCAATAACGTCACAATCAGTTATAAAGCAAATGCGACTCAAACCGCATCAAACATTGAATCTATTGGCATTTATGGGCAACAGGCTTACCAGATTAATACCTCGCTAGAAAACGGATCTGATGCTTTAGATCAAGCTGAGTTTTACTTGGCATTACGAGCCTTTCCAGAGGCTCAGTTTAAGTCCATTACCTTCCCAATCAGTAGCCCGGAGATCGACGATACAGACCGCGATGCCTTGTTGAACGTGTTTATGGGAATGCCCGTAAATATTACGGACTTGCCTTCAAACATCACTAACGGTCAATTTCAAGGCTTTGTCGAAGGCTGGACTTTTAGCGCCGGATATAACGCTTTGTATTTGACTTTGACCGTATCTCCAACTGCTTACAGTCTCCAATCTGCACGCTGGAACGGAGTCTCGGCTGCCGAGACATGGAACACACTAAGCCCGACCCTAGAATGGATTGACGCTACAATAGTAGCCTGATAAAGGAGAAATATGGCAACAACAACCAACTTCGGATGGGAAACCCCAGACGATACCGACCTAGTCAAGGACGGCGCAGCTGCTATTCGTACCGCTTTGGGCGGTGTTGATACGTCCTTTGTCGATCTTAAAGGCGGAACAACAGGACAAGTATTAAGCAAAGCATCTGGAACAGATTTAGATTTCACCTGGGTTGCTCAAGATGATTCAAATGCAATTCAAAACGCTTTACTTACAACAACAGGCGACACAATTTACGCATCAGGCGCATCTACTCCTGCTCGACTTGGCATCGGAACAACAGGGCAAGTATTAACTGTTTCTGGTGGAGTACCTACATGGGCAACCCCTGCCGGAGGTGGTGGTAAAGTTTTGCAGGTGGTTCAAGCAACAACAACAACTGCGCTTAACACAAGTTCAACCAGTTACCAAAATACAAGCCTAAGCGCATCAATTACACCATCAGCAACAACAAGCAAAGTTTTAGTAATTGCCATGCAAGTAGCAACAATTCAGGCAAGTGATCGACGTTCAATTCACACACTCTTTAGAGGAACAGTTTCAGGAACCGACCTATCTGCTGGAACAACAGATGGATTAACAACTGCATCAAACCAAACTGGTGGCAGTTCTAATTATCCGTTCAGTATGCAGTATTTAGACTCACCATCAACAACAAGTTCAACAACTTATACAGCTGCCATGAAAACTGATGGTGGCGGACAATGTGGTGTTAGAGGTAATACTATGCAGGTAATGATTCTCATGGAAATAGGTGCATAATGTCAGTTGCTCAAGTATTAGATTTAATCGTTCCAAAGGGTGTTGAATACTCTTTGCTTGGTAACCCTACTAACGCAGAGGAATATGCGGAAGCAATCACCTGGCACAGCAAAGGATCTGCACCTTCTTGGGCAGAAATTGAGGCTGGATTTCTTGCATTAGAACAAGAAGCCACAAACAAAGCTGCTGAAAAGCAAGCAATTCTTGACCGTTTGGGTATTTCTGCTGATGAGGCTCGTTTACTTCTTTCATGAAACCAAAACTAAGTAAAGCGCTTATCCAACTCAGAGAACAGGCAGACGATGCTTATCCATCTCGAAAGCGTCACTCTGACGGGACAATCGGAGATGCAAAGCACTCGACCCGAAAGAGCGATCATAACCCTGACCCTGATACAGGGTATGTCCGCGGTCTCGATCTCGATGCTGATTTCAATGAACAAGCCTCTACAGCTGCTTACATTGCCGACCAGATACGAATTGCAGCCAAATCAGATAAACGCATTGCTTATGTCATCTTTAATCACAAGATTGCAAGCGCTCGAAGCCTCTGGCGCTGGCGCAAATACACCGGAGTTAATCCACACACCAAGCACATCCACATCAGTTTTACAAAGGCTGGCGATACGGATTCGAAGTTTTTTAACATCCCGTTACTAGGAGGAACAGATGAACCAAGACCTAAAGAAGATGCTAGCAAGTTGGGGCAGAGCGTTCCTAACAGCTGCTCTTGCACTTGTCGCTGCCGGAGAGACTGATCTAAAGAACATTGCTTACGCTGGGGCTTTGGCAACAATCCCTCCTGTAATGCGTTGGTTAAATCCTAAAGATGAAGCCTATGGTCTACGGTGACCGCTAATGATTGGGCGGGACTCGTTCTCGCTATTTTCTCGACGCTTACTATTGTTGTTGGCGGTTTGCGTTATCTGGTTCGCGGTTGGTTGTGGACTCTTACGCCGAATGGTGGATCATCTCTCGCTGACCGATTGGCAAGAATAGAGACACGCCAAGAACAGATGATGGAACTTCTCAAGAAGTAAGGGACACTTATCCACATGGCAAAGAAACCTACCAAGGCGCTAGAGGAACAAGGTTATTCAAAACTGGATGCTTACTGCATCGGTTTACACGAATACTACAAATCTCTACGCAAGGCTGGTTTTAGCGAGGGAATCACTTTATTCATGATTACCGACGTTCAATCCTATCCAGGTTGGATCTTGCCAGACCCTATCGAGCCAGAGCGGTTTGGTGACTATGAGGACGACGACGAGGACTAATGACAGTAAAACGAATTGCTTGGATTTCAGATATTCAAGCACCGTTCTTTCATGAAGCAGCAGTCAAGAATCTAGGCAAGTTTTTAAGGGCTTACAAGCCTCACCAAACCATCTGTATTGGTGATGAGATTGATCTACCTCAACTCGGTGGATTCGCTCAACCTTGGCAAGAAGTCGAAGGCAACATCGATGAGGATCGCAAACTTACTTTAGAGATTCTGGAATACCTTGGAGTTACTGATGTAGTTGGCTCCAATCATGGAGCAAGAGTTTACAAGTCCTTGTCTCGCAGATTGCCGGCATTTATGAACCTGCCAGAGCTGCGCTATGACAAGTTTATGGGTTATGACAAGGCTGGTATTAAATACCACCCAAACGGCTTTGACTTTGCTCCTGGTTGGCACACTTGCCATGGAGACGCTTTCCCACTATCAAACAAGCCTGGACAAACAGCCTTAAACGGTGCTATGCGTATGGGTAAATCAATCGTGTCGGGACACACTCACAGACTTGGGCTATCAGCCCACTCAGAAGCCTCTGGAGGGCGATACGGACGTATTGTCTGGGGTGTTGAGGTTGGCAATCTAGTAGATCTTTCAAGCCCGGGTATGGGCTACACGAAGGGTTATGCGAACTGGCAGATGGGCTTTGTTGTAGGTACTTTGCATGGTAAACGCTTCACGCCTGAACTCATCCCAATCGATCCTAAAGATGGCTCTTTCATTTACCAGGGCAAACGCTGGGGCTAAATCGTTACCGTTTCGTTATCAAAATAAACGTGTAATTGTCTGCCAAATGTGAGACCGTAATCCTGTAACCAACAATGGTTACAAGAACGGGAGCAAAGAAATGGATCTACAAGTACCAGTTATTATTTTATTAATGTTGGCTAATGTCCTTTGGTTTATTGTTGGTTGGGGCAAAGGCTTTACAGAAGGCAAGCGCGAGGGCGTAATGGTTGGTAAGAACTTCCAGCGTGTGAGTGAAAATGCGCGCTGATGACATCCTTGACGAAGCAAAAGACCTTATCCAAGACCGAGGTAAAGATTACGGCTTGGCAGCTCTCAATCACCTTCGAATCTCCAAACTCTGGAGCGCCTACCTTGAGCGCGACATCGAGCCTCACGAAGTCGCAATCTGTATGGCACTTGTCAAAGTCTCACGCTTACAAGAAACGCCACACCACGCAGACAGTTACAAGGACGGCGCAGCATACATTGCGCTCGCTGGACAAATTGCATCAACTGACTGGGCTGACCTTGACAGTTATTAAATCAGCCCCTGGAGTTTGGTGCGATTACTGCAAAGTGCGCTTTGGCACTAATACCTTACTTGGGCAAAAGCCAGCAAGTTACACAGTCATAAGCAATCATCCACGCAGTCAAGGCACACGACGCCATTACTGCAACAGCTGCGCCATCGAAGTTCAGACATGGGCAGACGGTACAGTCTGGTCACTACCGGAACAAACCGAGTATCTAATGAAACAAGAGGAGTTACCAAGTGTTTAATTTGGTTACCAAGTGTTTAATTTGGCAGATTACGAGACAGTTGAAACTCGGTTAGAGAAGTTCATTAAAGACTTCCCCGATTTTAGAATAAGCACAGAACTGGAGTCATTTCAGAATGATCGATTCATTGTTAAAGCATACTTATATCGAACTTTCGCAGATAGCGTGGCGTTTTCGACAGGATACGCTGAGGAGAAGGTTACTGATCGTGGTGTTAATTCAACTTCAGCGTTGGAGAACTGCGAGACTTCTGCGATCGGTCGAGCACTTGCAAACGGCGGTTACGCAGCTAAAGGCAAGAGACCATCACGAGAAGAAATGAGCAAGGTTGAACGCCTAAGCGCGAAGGACATTGCTAAGGCTAAAGAAGTGCCAAGTTTCAAAACCAAAGAGGAAGCACTAGCTGCTGATCCTTGGAGCAATGAGCCAATCTATGGCGACCCAAAACAACCAGAAGCGATTAGCGCAGCAGAGGCTATTGCAAACGTTGAAAACATTTTAGGAGTACAAAACCATGAGGAGTGCGAACATGGTGAGATGAAATGGAAAGAAGGCGAAAAGAACGGGCGAGCATGGGGCGGATTCTTTTGCCCAGGAGGCAATGTAGCACCGGCTCAGAACTGCCCAACACGTTGGTACAACCTTGCCGGATCTGGCAAATGGGAGAAGCAGAAGGCGAGAGTGTAATGGGATTTGTTGAAGTAAACATTAATGGTCAATGGATGAACCTTATGCACTTGACCCTGCGTTGTCAGTTATGTAATGAGGAGATCATCTTGGCTCATGTTGCAAAGATTGAAAACGCAGATGCTCCAGTCAATGCGACTTGGACTTGTAAGAAATGTCATTCAATTAATGGATAAAGATAATTTAATTCATTACTTATATTTAATTGCCATCTGTTTAGCAGCTTGGGGCGGTTATGTAGTTGGAATGGCTAATGGCTAATCACCGCAAACATCGAGGCTATAGAACCCAAAAGGTTATAGCCGATTATCTGAAACAGTTTTGGGCTTATGCAGATACCGCCGGTGCTGGTCGTCAGGGTGAGGACATTCTCAACATCCCGACGATTAGTATCGAGGTAAAGGCTCGCTCAGACTTTCAGCCCTTAGCCTGGATTAAACAGGCTGAGACCAACGCTAATGGAAAACTACCAATGGTCATCATCCGATGCAATGGTCAAGGAGAGGATGCAGGCGAATACCTGGCTTTTGTAAAAGTCAAGGACATTATGCCAATCATTCATCAAGCTGCACCAAGTGATGAAATCCAAAGATGCACTAAATGCGGATCTTGGAACTTTGAAGGGAAGGATTGTCTACCATGCCGATTTATGAGTACAAATGCGTAAAGTGCCAGATTGCAATGGAGATGGAAAGATCGATACACGAAGAAGCAGATCCAATCTGTTGCGGTGAGTCAATGAGCCGCGTTTATGGCAACTTTGGCATATCGTTTAAGGGGACAGGTTGGGGGCACCAATGAGAATCCTTCTAGCGTGTGAGGAAAGCCAGGCAGTTACCAAGGAGTTTAGAGCGCTTGGTCATGAGGCTTATTCATGCGATATCTTGCCAGAGTCAGGCGGACATCCAGAATGGCACATCCAAGACGATGTATTAGCACACCTGACTGACGATTGGGACATGATTATCGGTTTCCCACCTTGTACATACATGACTAACGCTGGAGCTGTAAGGATGTATCCTAAAAGCGGTCAGATTGATCCAAACCGCTTTGAAAAGGCAATGGAGGCTAAAGACTTCTTTATGGCTATCTATAACGCTCCAGTTAAACACGTTGCAGTTGAAAACCCAATGCCAATGAAAATCATAGGCTTACCTGAAAAGAGCCAAGTTATTCAACCTTATGAGTATGGAGATCCTTATTCAAAAAGGACTTACTTATGGTTAAAGAATCTGCCTAACCTGGTGCCTACTAAGGTATTAACCGAATACCAACCGTTTATCAATGGAGGCGGTTTGAGATTAGACCGTGAAAACTACCAACATAAAAAGTTTGCTAATAACTCATTAGAACGATCAAAGACTTTCCCAGGCATAGCGAAAGCGATGGCAAATCAATGGGGCTAAAACGAAACACCGATCTGACCTGCACTTATGCAAATGGATTTGACACGTCCGGTACGCTTTGTGAGCAGAGCCCATCAGGGGCTCAGAGCGACCCGCTGAGGCGGGTAGGTCGCTCGGTGCT